AGACGTTTAGTCTGTGGTATTTGGGGAGAACCCAAAACAGTCAAAAGTGGATTAGCCCTTGATTTCCCTAATAAACAAATTTATGTTTTAGATTGGGATAATGGTTGCGAACCTACATGGAGACAAAACCATGAGATGACTGAAAGAATTACTTTGTGGAATCCCGAAGTAAGAAATGAAAATGGCGAATTAGATATTCAAAAGTCGGAAGCAAATTCCGAAGATTTTGTTTTATTCGTTAAGTCTAAAATAGCAGAAGGAGAAGATGTTTTGTTTGTATTTGATGGAGTAGATAAGTGGCTTGATTGTTGCACATTAAATGTGACTGGAAGTTCTAAAATCGGCAAACCACAAAAGATGAAATTTGAATGGGGCAAAAGAAATGCACCATTTTATTCTCTATTGATGATGTGTAAGAATTTGGATTGTGACCAAATTTACATTACTCATGCTAAAGCAGACTATGGAGCAACAGGAGAAGTAATTGGTTCTAAACCTAATTGGCACAATTGGGGAGATTATATGTTCCAAATTATTTCAACAAGAAGAACTCGCAAGAAAAACGATGTAGTGTATAAGGCTGAATTACTAAGTAGTAAAACCAATACTGCACTTGTCGGTAAAACTTGGGAATCATTAACTGTCGGAACAGGTAAAGTTTCTTGGACAGGTATTCCCGAATTGCGAGAGGGATTGATTTGAAGTCAATACAATGTATCGGAGTTAGTAATGAGAAAAATAATAATCAATACGCCAAAGACAACAGATGTAAAGTAATGGTAAAACAAGATTCTGCTCGCTCTAACTTATGTCAAAATCCGGAAAAAAATATGTGCTTTATGCACTGTAATTGTGCATATTGTTCTTCGGAGTATATACCAACTGTAAATAGAGGGAAGATACATAAAGATTTTGAAGAAAATAAAAAGCAAGAGGAATCTAAGTTTAGTGGCATTACATTGAAAATTATTCAAGAAGAAACTGATATAGATAAATTAAAATGTCTATTGGAGATAATTGCTAAAGAAATGCCTTTAACTACTTATTTGCGTCAAGCAAAAGAGTTATACCAAAAAAGACAAAAGAATAAATACCTCATAGAAAAAATACAGTCTTTGGAAGTTGAAATCAACAAATTAAAAGAGGAATTAATATGAAATTTACAATTGAAACAGATAAACTAAAAAACGGATTAGAGAGCGTTCAAGTTAAAGGAAAGGGAACAACCAATAATGGATTTGGTAATACTAATCTTGGAGCATATGCTCTCTTAGAAGTTAAGGATAATAATTTGAGTATTTGGAATGGAAACCAAACTTTCTTTGTATCACTAACTATTCCATTAGAAGGTGAATCCGAAGAAGGAGTTTGCTGTCTTGATAGCGCAAATGTCCTTCCTTATTTGAAATCATTTTCTAATGAGATAACATTTGCAGTTGGCGATTTTATTACTATTACAAGTGGTGATTCAAAGAAGGCTTCAATACCTTTAGTTGTTAATCACCCCCAAATTGAGCCATTAACAAGAATTAAGGGAATGCTAAGTCATGTTAGATATGAAGTAAATCCGAATAGACTATGGACATTTGGTAAAGGACAGTTTGAAACGGCATTTACTATTACACAGGCACAATTCAAAAGTGCGATTAAAACTTGTGAATTAGTTAAAAGCGGCATCTACAAATTAGATAAGAATGAAACAATAACACTTTCAACAAGACAAAGCATTACTAACAAGTATGAAGAAACGCTAACTCCGTTGTTTATTACTAATCCAAATGAAGGGGCAACTATTGAATTTAGTAGCCCTATTTATGCTTTCTTTGAGAAAGACCAAATGTTAAACATATACATGAAAGATGAATTTCCGCTTTTAGTAGTGGCTAATGATAGAATACTATTGAAAGCACCACATATAGGTGCGTGAATATTAATGATAATAAGTAAGATGAATGATGGTAAAAGAATCTACAAATCATGGAGAGAGAACGGTGAAAAGAAGTTTGAAATGGTGGAAGTCAAACCTTATTTTTATGTTAAAGAAGATGAGAAAGAACCTTCCAAGTATAAGGCATCAAAGTATATTGATAGAGACTTTGAGTATATTCGTGGTGATTGGGTTAATATTGATAATGAGCCGCTAAAGAAAGTAGTTGTTGATACTTCTTTTGATATTAGAAAGGCTAAAGATATGTTTAAGAAAACCTATGAGGCTGATGTGCCTTTTCACTTTAGATATGCAGTTGATGAAGTAAAAGAAATGCCGGAGTATAAAATGCGTAAATGGTATTGGGATATGGAATGGCAACAAGGCGGAGAACACCATGATGAGATTACTACTATTGTAGTGTATGATAACTGGGATAAGCATTATTATCAGTGGGCTTGGTTTCCAAATGATAGGGCATTAGATACTGTTTTTGATAACGGAGTTAGATTTATTTTTGATAATGAAAAAGATATGCTTGAAAACTTTATGACAACTATGGTTGTAAAAGACCCCGATATGTTAATTGCATGGTTCGGTCATTTTGCAGATATTCCTAAGTTATTAGAAAGAACCTGCGCTCTTGGTCTTAATCCACAAATAATGTCGCCAACAGGACACATTAAAGGTATTAAGAAAAAGAAAGATAGTTTTTCCTTTGTTTATGGTGAAAAGGGCTTTAGTCCTATTGAACAACCTATTAATGGAAGAATTACTTTATCTTTAGATTTAGCATTTGAAAGACAATGGAATGATTCACAAAGAGGAACATTACCTTCTTTGTCTCTTAATTATATTGGTGAAACAGTCTTGAACAAGAACAAACTTGTCTCGGAGAAGTTTCCCGACACAAATGAATTTTATCGTAGGGCTTGGTTGGAAGATACAGAAACTTATCTTGATTATGCTTTACAAGATGTAAAGTTGATAGTTGAGATAGATGAAATGAATTATTGTAGTGAAGCAATATTATCACTACAAAGATTACTAAAAGCACCATTTGATGCTTGTTTCTATGCTTCTCACATGGGAAGTATTTATTTTATGAGAAATGCTTGGTGGAAATGCAAGACAGGAAGTAGAGTAGAGAAAAGAGAAACTTATGAAGGGGCTATGATTTATGACCCTCTAAGTGAACAAACTCAAGGATTACATCTTAATGTTGCGGCTTTTGATTTTGCAGGTCTATATCCTTCAATGATGATTGCTCGCAATATAAGTTGGGAAACTATTAGTGAAGAACCCACAGAATTTGCAGTTAATATTCTAACACCGAGAGATTTTAGCCCTGTTAAAATGAAACATATGTTGTATTTTAAAACAGATGAATTAGGTCTTTTGCCAAGAGCAGTATTAGAACTAAAAGAGTTAAGAAACGACTACAAGAAAAGAATGAAAGCCACTAATGATAGTGGCGAGTATCAAAAATGGTATAATAATCAAATGGCAGTAAAGCGTTTAATGGCTTCATTTTATGGAATTATTGCCTTTCAAGGATTTGGTTGGGCTAATGTTAATTTAGCGGCTTCTATAACAGCAAGTGCAAGAGAGGCTATTAGATTAGCAGCGTTTAAGGCGAAGGAGATGAAAATATGAAAAGAATTAAATGTAAAAAACCATTAGCACATAACCCTCAATTTGAAGGCAAATATCATTGTAAAAGATGTGCCGTAGAACAGGAGATGAAAAAATGAATACCCATATTAAAAGATGGATAGATGAATTAGTTTTATCCCTTGATATTGGCGAAGAATTTTTCGCTATGTCAATAAAAGAAAAACTAATTGAAACAAGAGGAACAAATTTTGTTTGTGATAATGCCGCTATCGGGTGGTATTTAAATAGACAAAAATATGTTGAGCCTATTAAAACAACTAAAGGAAGAAAGATTTACAGGAGGATTAAACATGAGAACTAAAATTGTAAGTGTAAAGGTATCGTATGATACCGAAGAAACATGGGATATTACTTTAAAAGAAGTAAAGGAGATATTTCAAATGATGAATAATTTAAAGCGTAATGCGGTCATTATTGATATTGAGCAAGGAGTGAATAAAAATGATGATGGACAAGACGAATGAATTATTAGAAGAATTGCTGGCTATGATAGCAAAATCAAATAAGATATTAATGATGGTAAATATCGTGAACATAGCGACCATTATAACAATTATGACGGTGATAGTATGAATAAAGATAAAGAATTAAAAGAACTAAAAAATAAGATAGCAGTTTTAGAGCAAAAGATTAGAGGCTTGGAGAGAGACTTGGATTATATTGTAGAGAATAGCCCCGATTTAGGAATGATAAAATATTGTATTGAAGAATTACAAGAAGAAGTTGCTAAGTCAGCAAAGCAACCTGTTGGAATGTTATTTACTCGCATAAAGAGATGATATTATGAAAGTAGTTTATGGGCATACGGATTCTATTTATGTTCAAATAGATTCTGTTGAAAAAGCGCAGACGGCTATCAAGGAGATAGAAGAAAGCGTAAGAGAACATTTTCCAAATGTTATGGGGTTAGATGAACACCCCGTAGTATTGGAGTTTGAAAAGTATTTTTCAGCATTAGGCGTTGGAACTGTTAGAAACAGAAATGCAGGTTTAGTATCTTGGGAAGATGGAGAATGGCTTGATGAGCCTAAATTCAGCATGACCGGATTTACTGCCAAAAGAGTTAGTGAAACTAAGTTGGCTAAAGAAGTTCAAACAGATGTATTAAAAATGTGGGTGAACCAAAATTCACAGGCACAAATAGTCCAATATCTGCATAATAAATATGCAGATGTTTTAGATGGTAATTTAGGATTAACGCCTCTTATTAAAAGAAGTAGATTGAGAACTAATAGACTCATGGTTAAATGTCCGGATTGTAATGCTAAATATCATCTAAAAGAATGTTTAGAATTAGAGCATTCTGTATGTAGTAAATGCGCTACACATACAAAGAAATTCACAACTCTTGAAGGTAAAAAACCAACAATAGGTTCGGGTATCGCAGGAGTTATTTATGCTTGGAGTAAAGATACGGAATTTGATGATTCCTATATCTTTATGAAAGTATTAAACAATAGTGAGTATTATATTCACCCTTTAACAAAGGAAAGAAAAGTAGTTGAGTATGTATCATGCACAACTGCGAAGGAGTTTGAGGGTTGTAATCCCGACCTCAAGCACTATGCCGAGCAGGTAATAAAGAAGGCCGAGCCTATTTTTAGTGCTATGGCATGGGATTTAACATCAATAAGAACGGGAACAATACAAAGAAGTTTGGAGGAATGGTTTTGAATAAAGATGAAAAATATAAAGCAAGAATAGCAAGTATGCAGGATTTTACATATAAATGGGAATGGGAAAATTTTGATGACCCATCTAAACCAATATTGAAGATTAGTAAATCTTCTTTAGGTTCATTTAATTGGTGTCCTAAAAAGTATCAATTTAATTATATTGAGAGAAGGCCACAAGACCAAACCGAAGCCATGCGTAAAGGAACGGTATTACATAATCATCGTGAAGATTTCTTTAATGTTTTTGATATTAAAAAGGCCGAGAATATGAATAATAGTGAAGTCTTAGAATATTGCACAAGTCTAATGCCTGTTGATGATTATTTTGACATTACACTAAATGTAGCGGCATTTGAAGCACAACGATTTATTGAAGCAAAATCAGAAGAGAAACTACATGAGTTTCTTCCTATTGTTAATGAAGAAATGTTTGATACAGAAATAGTTATTCCAATTGGCCCATATAAAGGCGGAGCATGGAATAATTATCAAGAATTTACTCTTAACAGACCATATACGGTTAGACTTCAAGGTATTATTGATAGAATATTTATAGAGAATGGTAATTTAATTCCTTTTGAATATAAAACAGGAGGTTGGAAAGATTACAAAACAACTTCTATGCGTCAAGAAATGGCTTTTTATCAACTAATGATAGAGAATTGTAGTGAAGAAGTTTTGGCTAAACATGGTTTAAACAAAGATATGAAGGTCACTCATTGGGGTTGGTATTATCCTGCGGCTAATCATATTACAGTTGAAGAAGTAAAGAAAAGGTCTATGTCTTCTGTTAAATTAAATATTGCTAAACTGATAAAAGCATATGAAATAAAAGAATTTACACCAACTTTCTTTTACAAGATGTGTTCTTCATGCTCTTATTTTGGTATTTGTCCTGCGGCACAAGAAGATACATGGGGTTGATAAAATGTATGAAAGTTGCGTAGTTCACGATGAAGGAAGTCTACTTATGGGTTCTTTAATAGTGTATATGATAGGATTAATTACGATACCCTTTGTAGTAAAATTAAAAACTACTATAACTGAAATAAGAGCCGGTGTAAAGATTTCAAAAGTGCTAAAAAATAAGGTGAGAAAATGAATACTAATGTAATAGAATGTAAATTATGTAATGAAAAAATGATAGAATTTGAAAGTAATAATCCACAACCTCTTCTTGAGAATTTTGAAGATAGAGTTTGTAGAGACTGTAATGATTATGTTACTGCAAGTAGAATATTACTTAGAGGATTAGACCGTGAAGCCCATGAGGGAGTTTGTTCTATAATAGCATCAGTTATACAAATGGCTAATTCATTAAAACAAAGCAGACTACAAGCATATGAACAATTAGAAACATGGAATATTCCAATAAAGGAGAGGAAAGAATGAAAGAACTAATTAAGAAAAAAGTTTTATCTAAACAATGGTCTTTTGTTGAAGTTAGCGATTTAGCAAATTCTATTGGTGCTTTAGCCAATGATATTTATATTGAATTATCACTTCAAGAAAGATTTGAATTGATTAGAGATATTAGAATAAATGAAAATATGGTAGGAAGAACCTACGAAGATATGTTTAGAGATATTGGATTAATACAAATACAAGCAGATGTAGCGGAAGTAATTAAACAGATGCTTAATACTGCAACAGTTAATTTTGGAGGTAATAACAATGAAGTTTCCGAGAATGGTTTGGGCGGGGAGTCAAGTAAAAAACGCTCCGCAAATGAAAAGAAAAAAGATGACAACAAAGAATGAATACTTTGAGTTTGTTAAATCTCATAACAACCGAACTAATGTATATACTACCGTTTATGATTTTGAACATTTTACAGAAACTATGCCTGTTGAGGATAGTGTAATTATTGATAGAATCTTTTTAGATTTTGATGCTCATGAAGATAATTTAGATATGGCGTGGAGAGATGTTAAGGTTGTGATGGAAATGGTTATTGAAAATAATTATTTACATACCTTGTTTTTTTCAGGTCGTGGATTTCATTTATTTTTATTTGGTAAGACAACAAAAAATATGAGAAATGTTCAAACATTTTTTAGAGAAATAAAACAATTGCTGGATTTAAAAGTCGGTAAGAAAAATTCATTAGATGAAAGAGTTGGACAGAAAACAAGATTGAGAAGAGTTCCTAATACTGTTAATATGTCCTCTTCCGATGGTAAAGGAAATGCTCGGTATTGCATACCCTTAACAATTAATGACTTAAGATTAGATATTGAAGAAATACTAACAATGGCTCTTGAGCCACGCCTTTTACCGTTCAAAAAAAGCGGGAAAAAAGAGGTAGTTTTCCCCGAAGCACCCCCTATCGAGGCTATGGAAGGCTCGATTTCTGTGCCTTCAACAGTTGGTAATTTGCCTATGTTGCCTTGTTTGCATAATGCCGTTATGGTAGAAAATCCAACGCATTTAGCAAGAGCCTATTTGGTATCTTGGTATCGAGATTTATTATCAGGCTATACTGATTTAGTAAATCAAGCAGATAAAACACAAGTGCATAAATTAGTAGTTGAAGAATTAGAAAGAGTGTTTGCTGAATCCGATTCAGTATGGTTGGATTGGGATAAAAGCGAAACTATCAAGCATTCTAAATTTACTGTATATAATAATTATAATACCCCTCATTGTGATAAACTGATTAGTGATGGGTTTTGTGTTGGGAAATGTTGGAGGTATTCAAATGCTAATAATTGATTCAAGAGAAAAGTCTAAATTAGCCGATTTAGTAATGAAAAAAGCAAAAGCCCTATTCATTCCACATGAGAAAAAATGGATTGAGATAGGCGACTATGTTTATGATGATGTTTGCTTTGAAGCAAAATCCACTATTGATTTCATCGGGTCTGTAATGTCAAAGAGGCTTTGGACTCAACTTGATAACATGGATAGACATTACCAAACTAATGTAGTAATCATCTATGGCTCTCTTGACGAGGCCATACTAAATATAATTGAACATTCCAGCAGTAAATTACCCGTAGCCGCAAGAAGCGTGATGTTAAACAATAAGTTTCTTGGAGCATTAGGGAGAATAGTATTAGACACAGACATAAAGCCCTTTTGGGTAAAAACAGAAGAAGAAGCGGCATCAATAATAACAGCAGTAAGTAAAATGAAACCAAGAACAAGAGAAACAATAGCACCACAAGTATTTAAAAGAATAACAACAGATGATTTAAGATTAGATTTATTAACAAGTATTAAAGGAATATCAGTAAAAAAAGCAAAAGAACTAATAAAGCAATTCGGCTCTATTATGGAAATTGGTGAATGTTCAGTTTTTGAACTGCAAGCAATTGAAGGTATTGGGGAAACCTTAGCCAAAAGAATACTCTCCACATTAAACTCGGAAGAGAAGGTGAAAATATGAATGAAGAATATAATGAAGACGAATATATGGAAATGCTTGAAACTAATGCAGGTGTTTTCAGTGAAGCCCTACCGAGAGTCGTTAGAGACTTTCAAAAATCAGCAATTGAAGTATCGCACTATAATGAGATACCTGCCGCAATAAGTTTCTTTACTATCTTAGGACAGATTTGTAAAGATTTTATTACTATTCCTAACGGAAGAAACCATGAAGATACAAGAATACACTTTTGTTGGATTCAAACTTCAGGAACGGGTAAATCAACTCTATGGAATTTTGTTGGCCCTGTTGCTAATAGAGTATTTAAGAGAATAAACACACAAAACGCACACCCACCATATTTAAATGAAAACAATATACCTATGAATAGAATCTTTGATACTTTTGGTATTACTGATTATACCGATTCTGTTTTAATTGGTGGTTTTACTAAAGAACAAGATGATGATGGAGAAGTTGAATATGAAAGAAATCCGGGCGTTTTAGAAGGAAACGGTTTAGCCCATTGGGATGAATTTGAATACTCCGGTATCTTTAAACAAACTCAACATAAAGAAAATTCAATTGTTTATCTAAACACTTTAATGAACTCATTATCGGGTAATTCTTGGATAATATCAAAAGCATTAACTTCTTTTGGTGGCATGGTTATGGAATGTTTTTGTGAGCGTTCAGTAATTGCTATGACTTACCCTCCAAGTAATCTTAATCAAGTAATGGCTGAAAAAGGAGTATTACAAAGAATGCTTGTTTATTGTTGGGAAGTTCCCGAATTTATTCAACATAAAATGAGACTTGAGCAAATAGCAAAAGCAGGAACAATAGAAGAAGTAAATGCACCGATTGATAGATATGTTGAGGCTTTAATGACTATTTACAACATGACTAAGAAAAGATGGGAAGATGCGAATAAGAACTCCCTTGAAACAATGACATTTACTCCGGACTTTAACCAAGTTCTAACATTAGAATATGAAACATTAAGAAAAATCATGCAAGATGCAAGAGAAGATGTTGCGGTTATTGCAGGAAACTTTACTACTCGATTGATGAAGATATTGTATAAAATGTCTGTTCTTTGTAGCGTTGCTTCCGCACCATCTATTAACAATGAAGAAGATAGATTCAAAGTGACAGGACATAATGTGCGTCAAGCCGCAACTATTATCAAACAATGCTACATGACATTAGTTGATTGGCTTGAAAGAACCATGAGACAGAAGAAGCGAAGCATCGCAGAAAACAATTTAGAGCCGATTTTCGTCGAAATCTACGATAAGTTAAATAAAGATGATGAGGGATTCGTGAATAAGACCAACCTCTTAACCGAAGTCAAGACCAAAGCAAAGAAGTCAAGGGCGCAGATTTACAGATATTATGAAGTTATTAGACATAAGTTTGCAGAAAAGAAGGAAGGCAGAACAACATATATTAGAATGATAAAAGGTGATGATGAATGAAATGGGAAAATACATATTTAGTTTTTCAAGTAGAAAAAGGGCCAAAAGTAATAATTGACACATTAAATACTTATGGAGACGATGGTTGGGAATGTTGTTCTCAACTAATTGTGGCTAATAAACAGATAGTTTGTTTCTTAAAAAGAAGAACTGACATAGATGAAAAACCTAAAGTAAATAAAGAAGAGGAAAAGATTAGCAAACTTTGGTCTAATGCTGGTGAATAAGTATGTCAGTATTGGCTATTGACTTAGAAACTAAAAATATGTCTTTTGACATAGGCGGTTTTGGTAATACTCATATGTTCCAAGTATCTACTGTTGCTACTTGGGATGGTAAAATTGGAAAAGTCTATGTTGATGAGAAAATGGATAGTTTTGCTAAGTCCGGTCATATTATTAAACCATTATCCGAACTAAAATATGATTTAGATGAGCATTTACAAAAAGGCGGAGTCCTCTTAGGACATAACATTAAGGCTTTTGATTTACCTATATTGAGAGACTCTATGGATATTTATTGTATTAATAAGTATTTAAAGGAAGAGAAGTTTATAGATACAAGTCGCATCTTAATGAAAGAACATAAAGAAAGATTTCAATTAAAGAATTTAGTTAAATGCACTATGAATGATGCAAAACTAATGGATAGTGCAGATGCTCCTAAGTTATGGAAAATGGGTCAATATGATGAAGTTGTTGAGTATTGCATGAAAGATACACAATTAGTCTATGACCTTTGGAAATATGGACAAGATAATGGATTAGTTAAAGGCTTTTCTATGGAAAAGGGAGAACATAAAGAAATGGAGGTTGATTGGTAATGACTGGTTGGGAATGGTTCGGCTTGTTTGTTTTCGTCGTAATTCTTATGCTTCTTTTCTTTGCCGCTTTCGGTGGAACTAATATCACCGATGAAAGCGTTGAAGAATATATGAAGCGTTTGATGAGCGAAGATAACAAAAACAAGTGATTGTATGAGTTTAAAACAAGAATGCCGCTACTGTGGCGAAAAAACAGTGGCGAGAAGGCTATTAGGCTTTTATGTAGGTTCGCCCGAACAAGTAAAATTGTGGGAATGCAGGGCTTGTAATGGAATATGGTCGGATAAAACTAAATGAGGGGGGCTTCGGCCTCTCTCATTTTTTTTTTGGTTTTTTAAAAATCACGATTTTTTGTTCGCTTATTTTGAATTTTGTTCGGGTAAATCAAAATCATTTTCTTGAACAAAAATAATTCCGACCTTTTCACTATCTTTTAATAATAATGACATAGTAAAATAGCCAAAAATAAAACTAATAATAAATGCTAATATTAAGTAAATCATGTTTCTCAACTTAAAATCACTCTTAAATAATAACTATCGGAAGTTGCCGCATTTCCAGCAAGTACATTAGCATCTGTATCTGTTGTTCCTCCTGCTATGTGTAATTTAAAAATAAGAGTACCTGCCGAAGCACTTGGACTAATTTCTATACGACCTATATTAAAAGCCGACCTATATGGTTGAGTTAAATTAAAAGTTACACCGCCAGCAATATTAATTCCATTAATACCAATATGGCCATTTGATACATTATTAGCAGTATCTTGTATTACTGAAACAGTTAATTGTTCTGTTCCTGTGGGGTTTACTGAACTATGGCCACTGTAATAAGCCTCCGGTGCTATTTCATATGCATTACCAGCACTTAATGTAGCAGTACCGTTAGTTAATACAGTAGAAACTCCAACAACAGAATTAGCAATAGCAACAAAATCACTAACACGATTACCTATAATTAAAGAACCGCTAATTGGGTCTGCATAGAATTGTCCGTTGGTCGTATCTTCTATATGTAATCGTAAATGAGAATGATTTGAAATCGGCCCTTGTTTACTTGTATCTCCATTTAATTTAGTTCCAGCAGAAATACCACCGCCACCACCGCCACCTGCTAATCTTTTCTTTTTGGCTTTAATGCCTTTAGTAATTAGAAACAATGGATTCATTTTAATCAACCTATTACTTGATAGCCCCTCGTACTTCCTTGTTGAGATGTATAAGCAACAAAAGTACGGGTATCTCCGGCAGTTAAAATTATACTTGAAACAGGGTTTGTACCTGCTTCAAAAAATGCAGGTGGTAAAAAGTTTTGTCCAAATTGAGTGACTGAGTTTGCCGCTTGTGGTAAAGTAATTGTTGTCGTACCTTGTATACATAAAAAAGCAAATTGCGTACCATTTTCGGGATTGTCAGGCAATACTACTTCATTATCTCCTTCGCAAATAAAAGTTGTTCCGGTATAATGAACGGGTACATGCATAAATGAATCTAATAATTCAACCATTTGTGCTTTATCAGTACCGTTAGAAGAAGAAGTAATCATCCATTGAGAATTTTCATATTGGCCTCCAACAACATTACTTAATAATCCTTGTTGAGTATGCCAATCTATTTCAAAGTCATTACCTATTTCTCCTGCCGAGGCTTTCATCGCAGTTAGCCTTACTGATTCTCTTGGTTTTATTAGCATAGCATCTTTATTGTAAGGATTAGAATGAGGTAATGTGGGCGGAGAAGGTGCAAAATTATAAAGAGAAGAAGAAGGATTACCTAATAATAGCCTTCCTAAATTAAAAAGTCTATCATTACCAGTAATATTAGCAAACTGGGTATGATGATGATAACCTCCATTAAATCTATTTCTTGATATAAAGTCAGGTACGCTTGGGTCTAAAGTAGGATTAATAACAATAACATATAATGCAAACCCTGTCACATTATGTATAATTACTTCTGTATTTGATACTAATTCCGGTGCTATTAATGGTACAAATATTGCTCCGCCTCCAAAAACACTTTCTGCAACATAAGTATGGCCATTTACTACATCACCGGAGTTTAATACATTGTAATTTGCTTCTGTTATTGTATAAAAATCCGAAGGGTTATTTGAACCGGCTGGTACTGGCATTCCATTAAAAAATAGCGGGCCGCTTTGTATCATTTGATGAGAAGCACCACCATCAGTATTCATACCAACATAATATATTTCTTTTGCGGCATCAATCATACCGCCATGTTGTACTGCTTGACTTATAGTTGCATGTGCATATACAGTAGAAGCGGCATGTCCTTGAACTCTTGCGGATTTTAAGATACTTTTAACTCTTGCACCACTATTACCTAAAGTGGTTGTTGCTGAAATAACATTTCCACTAACACTTCCATTATTTGCTGAAATATCTGTTAAACTTACAATATTAGCAGAAGTCCTAAGTCCTCCATTTGCTACATCTAATGCAAAGGCAGGAGTAGATGTTCCTATTCCTACATTTCCAACATTATCAATAATCATTCTTTCATTGTTAGCAGTATCAAAACGAATTTTATCTTCATCAGCAGATTCCTCAACCTGTATCTTTGTATCTCCATCAGCATCAGTAATAGAGTTAGAACTAATAGTGCTGAAAAATAGACCATTATTGCCATCTGTTGTTAAGACTTGAGCCGCATTTCCGTCAGCAATAGGCCAATTCAATCCATCAAGGACAATTTTACCGTTTCCGTTTGGTGTGATGTTAATATCTGCATTAGTCGGAGTAGAAACAATATCTAAACTGTTAGAATCTCCTGTAATTTTTCCCGATTCTACATATTCTCCATTTGCGATATGCCCTACGCTTAAAGATTTAGAAGTTTGATTAAAAGTCAAATATTGTATTTGCATAGGGTTGCTACCTGTATATTTTAGAAGGGCTATAATTACATCTCCATCAGCAAAAGAAGGCACTACATCAGAAGCAGTTCCTTGAATCAAAACTACAGTACCGCCTCTTGCTACAAGTAAATGTTGATTATATGAAGTAGCAGTTATAGTGACTGTTGCACCTGTTATTGGAACTAATTCTCCTTTTAAGAAAACATCGCCTCCCGCAAATGTAGCCTGTGTAGCGTTAATATTTGTTCCATTAAAACCATTAATAGCATAACTTCCTGCACATGCTAAATTGAATGCTTTGATTAATCCGGTATGTGGAAAATCAAACCCATCAACTATTTGTCCTGTTATCGGTGCTTGTGCTTCCGGTTCATCATTTGTGGCTATAAAATTCGGATTATTGATTGCTTTACTCATATTACTCAACCTCTACTGTCAAAAAAATCTGTATTCTTTCTGTTTCGCTAAATGGCCCAACTGCTTCAAAATTGACTCTACCAAGCATATCTGTTCCATCAAAAAAAGCCATTTCTCTTATCATTTTTCCTGTTATATTAGAACCTACTTCCTCAACCATTATCTGCACCACATTAGTATTTGATTTTTCAACACTAATTGTTGGCGACCCTGTTATTGGAACATCTAAATCAAGGGCTAACGGGCTTGTAGTATTTCCACCTAACCCTAACTTGCCTTCATCAACTATGTCTTTTATTCGGGTTGCTAATATTTCTTTTAATTTATCTGTTATCATAAACTTTCCTCCTTTAAAGTAGTGTAAGTAATGCTTGCTCCACCAAACCCAAGTGGGTTTGTGTTTGTATTTAACTGTGTTCCGAAACCGAAAAAGAATCCTCCCGAAACAGCCTTCTTTCTAATCAATAGGTGTAGTTCATTTATTTTCATACCGTCAAAGAAATCAAAACCGTTTTCATTAACATTGAAATTTTTATTTCTTATATACGATTTAGTCTGCTTACTATCAAGAAGTAAATCAGCAATTGTATCTTCTATTCCTTTAATGTATTTACCTAACTTTAAACCAACTAATCCGTTAAAACTTTGTATTTTTTCTAATATCATAAACGGTCTTGGCTTTATTCCTGCAACTTGAGACTGTAAAATAATAGTTTCTCCTACATCTAAACATTTAATTTTAGAAACAGGTATTTTACACTCAACCAATTCTTGTAATTGAGTGTGCATAATTAACTTTTCTTGTGCTTCTCTTTCAACATCTTCTTTTGTAGTTAATTTGTCTTCAAATATTTCTAATGTCTTTTTTCCGTTTTTCTTTATCTCTCTAAAGTCTTTTCTAATAGCCTTATGCTTACTGCCATAAACAATTACTTCATTAAAATAGTTAAAATTAGATGTAGTAGTATTTATTTCTGTTATATCATCATCATTAAAAGAATATTTAGCATCAAAGGCTGAATCATCATAATTTATTATTTTGATTTGGCCTCCTACATTAACCATTTTTTTATCTTTTAGTTTTAATAAATAATTAAGCAAGTTAAATAAATTTGTTCCTTGAAAATTAGGAGAAGCAAATAACTTATAATCTTCCTTTGTTAATTGAAAATCAATATCATTTTCTATCAATAGTTCTTCAACTGTCTCTTCTATTTCTTTGCATATATCAACAGTTGTGCCTATTACTGCTCTTGTTGCTTTTTCATTTATATCACCATTAACTGATAGTTCAAATGTTTCGGAAACAGAAATAACCCCATTTAATTTCTTTATGTCTGCTAATTCTAAATAATATCCTAAATTGTCATTTTGGTCTATTCCTCTTACATTACAAACTAAAGAATTATCTCCATCGGATAAACAAAATTCACCTTCTAAATTGTTTAAAATAGCAGATAAAGCAGAAGTTGTTCTTACCACTAAATCATGTTGTCCTCCTAAATTATCTAAATCGGCTATTACATACATTGATTGAACACCTTCTTTAGAGGATTTTCCATCTCCTTCGGAATTTAGATAATTACTCCATGAAGGCGGTTCGGAAATCATATTTTCATTATCCATGTTTTTTGTATATGCAGAACTTAATGTATTAAGTTTTATTTCTTTTGGTGTTTTCTCCCAAAAACAAACAGGATTAGGTTGCATAATTTTATATTTTCTATTGTCTAATGGTTTATCTGTTATAATACGACAAGAATTACCATAAACAAGCCCTGATGCTGTTGAAATAGAATTTTCAGTTGTCATATCATTTTCATGAGCGACCACATATATTAGTTCATTATCATTATGCATTAATTCATTATCGGAAGAAAAGTTCCCACTTGCCGCATTTCCTCGTATGTATTTTTTTCCTCTTCCTGCGGGAACAAGATAACAACCTGTTAAATCAACAAATTTCAAAAAAGTATTTTCTTCCGTCATCATAAGTGAATGATTATAATTACCAATAGAACCTGTTCCGGAAATAGGCAGATTTTGTTGATTAGTCATATCTAAATGTAATTTAATTCCCATATATCCACTTATGGTAGTTTGCTCTTTATCTGCTGATTCCGATGGTATTCCATACCCACAATTAGTAGTAGTTCCAAGCATAGGATAAACAATACTGCGCCCTGTGTTAATAGCGACTTCACCGTGTCTAAACACAAAACCTAATGAAGCATATGTGCAAAACGGGCTTACCATATGTGAATTAATTTTGGCCTCTTCGCTTCCTGTTCCTATTGGTCTAAGATTAACCATTTTTATTGACGATACTAATTTATCATCATCTTTTGCGCCACCATCAAATCTTAATCTATCTAAAAACCAAACCATATCAAAATCATTTATGTCTCTATATAAACGATTTAATTGCTGACCTTGTTGATTATACAAATAATCTCCATAATAATCCCAATGTTCAATAGTATCATTATCGGAAGCATCAACTGTTTCAACTCTCCAAAAACCTTCGGGGTCGGAAGCGGAAGAATTTGTAGGGTCAGGAGTTCCCGTAGTATTAGTCGGGTGGTTATTATTTGCTCCAAAAAATGCGTAAGGAAGTAATATGCTTTGTTTATCATAAATAGTGGTTTTTCTTATAGTTCTCATGCTTGTTGGAAAATCTCCCGCAGATGGGTTTTTCTCAATATAATAATCACTCCAAGATGAAGGAGTTATGCGATTATCTGCATTATTTTGTCCAAGAGGGTCATTATTTCCTGTAAATATGTCGTTTTTATTCATTATTGTTCCATATAATAAATGAATATTAGTTGCTTTAAATCTAAAATCTGTAAAATTATTAACACCCATAGGATATTCATATATTATTGAACCAATTTCTCTTCCACCAATAGTTATGGGATTTACTATATCTGCATTTTTAATATACAATAAATTATCTCCGGCAACATAAGCAAATCCTGACAACATTTCTTGTGAAGAAGTATAATGATTATTTGCAGTTGAGCCTCCTAACCCATCATTTATACGAGTATAAAATAAACCATCTCCACAAGTAATTGTTGCACCGTTTATTGCAGTAATTCTCCCTACAATTTTATTAGTTAAACGGTCATAAATAAAACAACCAACACTAAGACCTACTGATGGCGGGGAGGATAAAATAATATCATTACTACCAATAGCGGGTATTGCGGTTATAGTTTCCGGTGTTTCATGCACCTTTATAGAATTAATAACTGTTGATTCAACGGTAGCATCTTCCGAAACCTCAAACTCAGGATTTATAGGATTAAAAAATGAATCATAAACACATTCAGTTAATCTCATCAATGAAAATCTTTTAAGGTTAGATAATGTTTTATTACTGTTAATAATATTAGAATGTTTATAACTTGTATCAAAATGAACAGATGAAACAGTATTTCCATAAGCATCGCTTTTACCTGCTGAATGTGTAGAACTAATAGGAGAATCAATAGAAAATAATCCATAACTACTTAATGTTCTTGTAGCACTATTTAATAAACTATCTTTTCTTCTTGAAGTGTAAAATTCTATATCCCTATTACCATATAAAAATAACCTTGCCGCTTTATTATCAATTTGATGCAATTTATCCCTTACTAAAAGAGGATTAAATATGCTTTCTATTCCCGAACCGGAAGTCGGTTTGTGTCCGTATATATTACTCGGAGTATTTGGTAAAAGAACTTGATAAGTGTTGTCTTTGGTATTGACCTTGTATTGTTTAATAAAAACTAAAGTGTTAGTGCCGTTAGCATTAGCATTTACATCTAAAGTTATTTCTGTTGTATTATTACTATTTATAGATTGAATTTTAGCGGCAAAATTTCCATTCAAAGGAATACCGACTCCACCAACAGTCATTCCAACAACTAAATTAGATGAATCCTCAACATCTACATCAGGGCTTCCATTAGTAGTTGTGCAGGTTTGTTGTATTGTTCCCATCAAACTTTTAGAGGTTGGAGGAACAAACTTTTTATCGGCAAAATTAGAATATGTTATTGGTCTAACCCCTCTTTGGCCAATTGGTAAAGACCTATTTTTTACAGAACTTGTTTGGCCAATGTGTTCAATTATATTTGAAACTGCATAGTTAGGGTGCTTATTATATGTATCAGCATAATAATAAAAAATAGGAGAGAAAGAATAAAATGGCTTATTTACTCCCTTTAGGGGTGTAGAATTTCCTCCAATAGTATCTTCTTTAACATTAACAAGATTATATTTTTTATCTCCTATTTGACCCTTTTCTAAATTAAATATTCTGTAAAATTGGTCGGAGTATCTTTTTATATTATCTACTTCGGTTGTATAAGTATTTTGTCCTATTTGCTGACTTGTAGTTCCGTAGTCTAATTTATAATTATATTTTCTAACACTATCGCTCGTTGCTCTTTGTCCAATTAAGCCTATCATTTTATTTAGATGTAAATGCGCTCCATTTACTAAATGTAATGGTATGTTTCTATTACCATAGCCAGCAGGTAAGCAAGTTATTGTGTCTCCCGCAGTTAAACTTACGGTTCTATCTATAAAAATACGAGTAGAGTCGGCCACATTTCCTATACTGTTAGATGCGGAAACCTGTCTTGTTTGATACCCTGTAAATCTACCAATAAATTGATTATTACAAAATAAAGGGTCGCCAATTCGTAAATAGTATAACTGATTCATTTGAGTAGAGTGTCCAAAACTTTCAGTAGTTAATAAAATATGTCTATTCCCATTTGTTGCATCTGTTTCAACATAACTGCTAACATTACCTAAACTTACCAAAGAAGGCGGTTCAAGATTTAAATAATTAACTGTCTCTCTTCCTAAAGTTAATGGCATATAAGGAGCAAGTTTTACAGTAGTTAATGATTTGTCTTTATTATCCCTTT